TTGTAGTTTCTTTGGCAGCAGAACCAAATGTAATCTCGAATGCAGCTGCGGACTCTTGCGCTTCTAATGCTAAGTTAGCCATCTGCATAGTTACATCAGCTATTTGTTTACCGAATGCTATTACTACACCTACTTTAAATGCAGTACCTATATTCTTGCCGAGTTTCTCCATCGGCGTTTTTGCTTTTCTTACATCTTTGGTAATGTCTTTGACTTCTCTACCAAATTTATCTGCGGATTTTGTAGATTTCTTAAATGCAGAATCGGTTTCTTCTCCAAACTCGTCTGCTTCAAATGCAGCTTTTTCTAAAGATTTCTTTGCTTGTTTAAGTGCTTCTTCAAATTGTCTATTCTCTACTTTAAGGATTGCGTTAAGTTCGCCTACTGTTAACGCCATTATTTAATCTCCAAATTGAGACTTGAGGTATCTGTCCAGTTGTTTATCTGTGTTAATCTCGCTAACACCGCTTTGCACTTTCTGTTGTTCATGTTGTATCATCTCTACTGTTACGCTTGCGCTACTTAGACAATTATATAGCAAAATGAACCTGCGCCATGACATACCAGATTTTATTTCTGGCATCAAGTCTATTTGATACTCTCTTTGAAAATCAGCTTCTATTGAGTTCCAGTTACTGAAGAACTTTTTTATTTGGTTTCTTCGGATTTGTCGGTCAGCTTCTCCACTACTTTTGGGTCAGCATCACTACTACTTCCATCAAGTCCATATACTTTTAGCATGTGTGAAAGAACGTCATTTAATTGTGGTAATGACATACCTTCGTCCATCCATTCTTCAACTACTGACTTACCAAATAGCGCATTAATTAGTGCGCCTATATCAGCAGCATTTAAGTTGTCATTGACACCTTTTTGATTTGTAATCTTAGTTATCTCTAACATAAACGCTGCCGATACCGAAGCTGGTAGTTCATACTTCTTACCACGTATCTTTACGACGTATGGTTCTGCTACTTGCTCTTCCCATGCAGCATCGAAGTCTTTGTAATTAATATCTCCACTCATAGATTTACCTTCCTTCTTTAGAACTAAGCGTCAGTATAAGTAACTGCGCCTGTTGCCCTAATTGTTGCACTCCATGTCATAACATTATTAACATCTCCTGCAAGTGTAAACACCGCAGTTCCTGTGAACACGATTGTTGAACCACCATTAGTAGTTAGCTTATAAACATAAGGTGTATCAGATTTACCAGCATCATAGATAATTTCCTGTCCAGCATCAATATCGCCTGTTGAATCATCTTCTAGCCAAAAACCATTGATTGAAAACTCAATAGCTCTTCTGATTACTTTATGCTCTGTATTTACACCACTACCGAAATCGGTAATATCAGCATCTGTCGGACTGTTAGACATAGAAAAGTCGGTAATACCATTGATTGCGGTAAAACTTGAACCACTATCTGTTGATACTTCCCATGTTGCAGTTTTAGCTGCTACTTTTGCGTTTGCCATTTCTTTCCTTCTTTTTAAAACTAACTTCTGTTAGTTCCTACATCGCGGACTTCAATTTGAAAATTGACTGTCCATTCATGTCTGCCATTGTCATCACGTCCAATATCGATTGGAGTATTCAACGCGTTAACTTTGACTACATGCTTCCCACTAGATATTAGCGTAGTATTTGTAAGTCCTTGTAACTCATCAAATATTTCTTTTGCTATGTTATATCCAACTCTTGGGTCTTTTGTTCCACGAATCCTTGTTTGTACATTAATATCACTAAATGGATTTTTGTCATCTACTATGCCGCCATACTCACTTACCATTACTACTGTGTCTGGACTAGATGGCAATGTAGAAATAAATACATTACCAGATACACCAGTTGTGTCGAAGCTGCAACTTGTAACGTTAGTGCCTATCCATTCAGCTACTTCTGAAGCCAACATTATTTTGTTTCTCTCCTTATTTCTCTTTGCATTATTTCTAATGCTTTACCTTGATTTTGTTGAAATGGTATTTCAAGATATTTAGCAGTTCTACCTTCTGCGTGTCTATAACCTAATTCTTCATGCTGCCTTATAGCGTATGGAGTATCGTAAGATACTGCGCCTTGTTTACTATCATTACTTATCTTTACGCTTGCAGATTTTTCTAACATTCCAGTATCTTTTGGAACTATCTTTACTGATTCTTGTTTAACAAATTCTAATCCTTTGATAAGTCCGCGTTCTGTTGCACTCATTACTTTCTTGTGTACATCATCTCCAAACCATTCAAATAAAAACCTTTTAGCCACTTGTAGTATCAACTCCTAAATCAGCTTCAATATGACTGATTGTACTAAGTCCATATATCTTATTAACTTGTAAAACAAAATATGTTATTGAATCAAATATAATCTTATCGCCTACTTCTAATGTTTGGTCTTTTTCTGCGTACAATTTTGCAGATGCTAAAGTTTCATTTGCGTTTTCTGTTGAGATTCTTTTAGATTGTGGTTCTACTCTGCAACGTATATCTTCAGAAGTATCAAATACTTCTCCATAAGCAGACATTCCTTGTAAAGAACTTCTGGTAGCAGAATGTTGTAGTAGTGGACTTATTATTCCCATTATTCAAATGTCTGGTCATCAGTAATTGCTTTAGGTAAAGAATCATCGTAGTTATAAAAGACCGCAGCAGTATGTCCTAAAAATCCATGATTAACTAATAATCTTTTTGCTCTTGGTGCAAGTATGTCTGGATATTTGTCTAGTTTTAGTGAACCTAATTGTACTTGTCCAGTAAGTTCTAGTTTATCAAAATCTTCTAATCCTAGTTCTACCATATATTCCATTTGATACGCAGTAGATTCTTTTAGTATGTCGTGAACATCTACATTGGTTGGATTACCAGATGAATCTACTTTAAATGCAACATTCACGTGATAATCAATAATATCTGATGCTTGTTTAAGTTTTGCCAACGTTACTGAATCAGCACTAGCAGTTCTGCCAGTAACTGTCTCGTATTCAGAAGTTGTGCAATAACTTGGTCGTAAAAATACTTTATTGCTCATTGTTTACTCTTCTTCTAGTGATACTAACTTTGTTGCCGCAACTCTTCTTTTACCTGTTTTGGTTTTCCATGCGCCGCCGATTGCATCTGGTGCTTCTATTTTTTTAATTTTTTTCTTTAACTCTTTATCAATTAGAGAATCATTCTCAAAAAAGATAGGTTCGTCGTTAAGCATGTACCAAGACATTATTCCTCTTCTTCTACTTTTGTAGCTTTCACTTTAACTTTTTCCTTAACCTTAGCTTTCTCGTCTAATGGTTTCCATCCGCGTCTTTCAGCTTGGATTGGTGGATAGTTTTTGTGAATAACTCCATCTTTATCTATAAAATCCATGTCCGAATTTTAACATATAAAAAGAAAAGACCGACTCGAAAGTCGGTCTTATCCTAATTATTTAATTACTACTTAGATAGCAGCAATGTTAACAATTTTACCATGTGCATTTGGATTACCATATTTAAGTCCAACTTCTCCATAAATTTGGAACTTTTCAGCAGCGCCTTCTTTTGCAAGAGGTTCTACGAATAAGAATCCTTTATCTGGGATGTTCATAAATACTGGTACGCACAATTCGGCAGATACAACATAAAGTTGTTGTACGTTGACGTGTCTGTTTAAGAGAACGTTAACTTTACCGAAATCAGTTTCAATGGTTGTTACGTTTACGCCAGCAACGTTACGTGATTCTTCACGATAGTTCTTGTCAGTAACAAATAGTTTTGTTAACTGTCTTTTGACGTTAGCGTTAGCCATAAGTGTTGCAGTCTCGGAAACTTGGATTCCGCCATCTTCCCATACTGCTTGCATAAGGTCTAATACCATATCTTCTGTTAATACTGCGTCAGCTGCATCAACGCTATTTCCAGCAGCGTTAGCAATACCTTGTGTTTTTCTAGCGGTAGTGTTATCTGATGGGTCGTTAAATGCGCCTTCTAAGAATGATTTTTCAGCGTCTCTAGCAATTTGCTTTAGCATTTGCTCGACTTGAAAGTCCATTTCGTTTGTTACTGGATTTTCTCCAGCTATGTTTTCTCCACTATAAGCACCAATAGCTGCCATCTTTGAGTATGAAACTTCAATAGATTCTTGCATAATTTGGCATACGTTGTAGTAGTTACTTCTAACTCTTGATTCGCTAGTAGGTGCGTTAGCGCCTTCTAAAGCTGCGTTATCTACCGCAGCAGCTCTCAAATCGTATGCTTGCCATTGGAATGAAGGACTTGTTGTGGATTCTCCACCACTAAGTCCACCAATTAAACTTAAAAATGGAGTATCGCTTGGGGTCAACTCAAATAAATCTCCCACATAATTAGGAAGATTAAAAGTCTGACCTTGCCCTGTAATTCCTGCCATTTCTGACTTACTCCTTTTTAATAATCAACTTGTTAAATTAATACTTAGTTATTGTCTTTAGCTAACTCATATAGTCTTTGAGACTTTAACTTTCTTGCTTCTTTTAAATTTTTATCTGCTTCAAGTTGTCTAATCCTTGATTCAGTATCAAGTGGTTGATTATCGTTAGACATATCAATACCACTTTTCTTTGCAACTGCTGGCGAAGCATCAGTTTTCAGAACTGGTTTACTTTCTACTGCCGCACCTATCATTTCTGTAAGTTTGCCAGATAGCTCTGGGTCATCAACATCTAAATCTGTTAATCCACCTTTTGCCATCAAGTAAGACCAAGTAAGTTCTTCGTCTGCACCTTCAGTCTTTACAACGTTGTTAAACGCTTGCATCAGCTTTAGATTTTTATTTTCAGATTGCAGTTTTTCAACTTTGTCTGCTAATGCTTCTGCATCGTTTGTATTTTCTTCTACAAATCCGAGTGCTTTACCTAAGTTGTCAATAAGGTTTTTATACTTATCTTCTACTTCGTTTTTTTCCACTCTGAATTTTGCAGCTTCTTTATTAGCTCTTTGTATTCGCTTATCAAGTTCATCATCAGATGTTTGGTCAGCATTGACTACTTCTTCTGATTCAGTAACTGTTGCTTCTTCTATCGCAGATTCCGCAACGCTCTCTACATCGCTAGACTCTTGCACTTGTTCAGTTTTTTCTTCTGACATTATCACTACTCCTGTTAGTTATTTAATTACATCGACCTGTCGATGTAGTGCTTACTGCTATATAATAGACTTACTTGTGTAAATCGTATATATAATTAGGTATATTTTTATCCCAACAATGTTGTGAAGGTTGCCAATGCCGCTTTGGATTAAGGTCATTACGCAGTAGCCAAGATGTCATGTAAGTAGCGTCATAAGGATTAAACGCGTCAAAATCTTCATTAAGTTTATCTGATAGCCAGTTCTTTGTTTTATCTAAGTATTGCCATATACCTTTAGCGTTGGCGCTTGATACTGCATACTGTCTGCCGCTTGATTCGCAGTAAGTAGTAGCAAAAGCCCACATGTAATCTTCTTCTTTTAGATACAATTCAAAAGCATGATGGTATGGTTCAGTTATTGCAGCTGCTTCTTGATACCATTGACATGTTTTGTAATCAGATAAAAATTGCGGCGTAATTGCCGCAATTCCTATTAAGCATTCAATTATCATCGTCCACTCATTATAGCTTCTCCTTTTTCAATAATTGACTTTACGCTATCGCCACGTCTTGGTTTGTCAGCTTTAAAGTTTGCATATAACCATCCACCATGTGGGTCTGCATACTCGTAAGATTCTGGAACATATATATCAGCTCTTGGTTGTGGATAAGGTGCGCCTTTCCAACTATTAGATTTATATATTATTCCTGTATTAGAATCAATATGGCAAACTATCATTGCTTTTTCGCCATTTCTAATTGTCCATACTTTATCCCACTTATCGCCAAAAGTAACTCCACGTTTTGCTTCTACGTCATTACTCCATTCCATGCCAGCGTAATATGCAGCATGATTGTGTTCTAACTTACCTAAAAGCTCTACTAATGCAGTTAAGTATGATTCCTTACTTGCTTCGTTAGCTGCAAAAATTTCGGTAGTGGTGTAAAGTTTACCTCTATCGAATCTTTGTATTCTTGATTGTGTCATTTTTACCATCCTTTCAATATCAAGTGTAGCACTTTGTGTTATTTATGCAATTCATTCTTCTTCTGACTTGCTGAATGCTTCTTTAATCATGTTCGCCATATTCTTAACAAATGATTGGCGCTGCTCTTCTAATAATACAAGTATTTGGTCTAGCTCGCCTAATGTAACTTGTGAATTAAAGTTTTTCTTTGTGTTTACAAAATTTATATCAACATGATATAAGTCTGACCATCCAAGATAAATCTTGCCTTCTGCATTAGGTAACATAAACTCAATACCGCCACGTTCAATATCTAGCTTTTTTATAATCCAGTCAGAAGCATTTATATCTAAAAATGCAAACTTTTGAAGCAAGCCATTATATCCATATCTTGTTTTGCTAGGTGGTTGTAAGTGCCATTCTTTATTTGAACTCATTATTTACCTGCTTTCGCTAAATAGTCTTGTCTTTTTTTGTGATGCTTTGGGCAGTACAATGGCATGAAGTGATTGTTCATGTAATCATTCCAGTCATCGTCTTTCCAGTTCTCATACTTCAAATCCCAAAACTCAATTCTTTGAATATCTTCAAAACCATTTTTTTGAAATACTTTGGAATTGAACTCTTGAATTGTATATTCTTTGTACATGCTTGGGTCATTAGGTTGTAAGTTCCACATCTCTTGCGCTTCATCAAAAGAAACGTCAAGTGGTTTACCGCCATTTTCGTACATGTCATTGTTAGCTTCAGACAAAACACGATTAGTTGTTTTGTTGAGTACAAACGCATGACCGCCCCAAACTTCGCCGCCATAAATCTCACGCATTGCGTGAACTATGACGTGTTCGTCTTTGTCAGATATCTTGTTCATAGCTAAATCCCATGCAGCTTTTAAACAATTACCTTTTTCGAACTTAATCATTTAACCATCCTTTTTAACATTACTATTTAAGTATAACAACTGTATCACTCTATGCAATGTATTCTCCATAAATGTCTTGTTCTTTTTCGTGAAACTCCCATCCTTCTTCGCAGTAGTACATACGACTCATTCTTTCATAAGTATGTGAAGGTTTTAGTGTTCTATCACAATTTCTGCAAATCATCTTGGCACGCTCTCTTCTTAATCTTGCTAATGCCTTTTGTTCTAATGCGTGTTGTGTTGGTCTATCACTAACTACTTTTGCAGTTTTCTTAATCAGCTTTACGCTTTCCTTAGCTGGAATATATGTTCCGCTATTTTTACTTAACTCTGATAATTGTCTAGCTGCTTTGTAATCTCGACCTATCTTGCCAACTGCAAAATCAATAGCATCTTGTTCAGTATTAGCTTCAACTTGAACGTAACGATGTTCTATCAATTTAAGTTTGTATATCTTTTTAAATTGTCTGCGCTTACGTCTTGGCATTTATTATCCTTTCTCTTTAATGTAAATGTCTGATATTTGATTTATCTTATCTAGTTTTTCAGTTTGTTCATTTAGCCATTTACCTTCTGATACTTCATCATTCCAATACACTCGTGAATAAACTTCAACACCGCCATTCTCTTCTGCGAACTCTGATGCTTCAGTCATATCTGTAAAGAAATGACATTCGACTTGTGTTAATTTATTGTTTGATTTATAAAATAATGGATTTATAAATACAACGTATAGATTCATTTAGTCTCCCTTCATAAATGGTTTATATATTTTTTCTAAGAACGCCTGCTCTTTTTTAAGTGCTGGCGTTAGACCTTGTAACTTGATTTTCGTAGCAAGTTGTTGGAAGTGTACATCGACCATTTCCTCAAAACCTTGTTGACCATACTTACCGCCAACATAGTTTTTGTACTTGCTTTGATAACCTGCCATTACTCTTCCTCGAACCACACCTTATCTTGTTCTTGTTCCTCTTGGACTTGCGGAGTCTGATTCTCAAGAACATCAGCATGTAGTTTTTCTTTGTAGTCTGGTGCTTGTGTATCTAAGAACCAAACACCACTCTTAACGAACTCATCGTAATCGCTCATTAACCATCCTTTCAATTCCATTGTAGCACATTGTGATACTTATGCCAACAACGTTAAACTTCCTAGTGGTTCTTCATTGTTCTGAATGTCAATTAAATTCTTAAATTTAATCCATTCATAGTGATAATCAGTTGTGATTCTATATTGAAAACACTTAACGCCGCAATAGTTCCAGTTGTTATGTTTAATTAGTTTTTTTTCATCAGTAATTGTATTAAAACATTCTGAACATATTGAACTGTAATTTGGCGTTTCTCTGAACATTTTAAAAAATGTTAAATCAGTCATTAGTTTATCCAGCTACCTGCGGTCAACTCGACTTTGTTATCTTCTAACATATTTGCATAACTCAAGTAACCATAGAAAGCATCTATAAAGTCATCTGCCATTGCAGTACCAATGTTTGCGCTCTGACCGCTTGGCATTCTTTTTTGTACGCCTTTCTCATAACTTGTAAAGAACTGCGCATCTTTGAATGCTTGCAAGATTTTGCCTTTAGCATTTGTTGCATAGACATAAGCAGCACCTAATGGAAAACTTGCCATGTCTTTGTAATTACCTTTTTGATAATTAGTTTTAACAACACTATCAGCAGTAGCAATAGCCGCAGCATAAACATTGTATTTTTTTGCTGGAGTCATTTTCTCTGCCATCTTTACCATCCTTTCACTCTCTAGTGTAGTAGCATGTGCTACATATACCAAATAGTAAATTAGATTTTTATAAGATTGTTGCTATAAGAATTATCATTGTTGGAATCCATAAACCTAGCAATAAGCCAGTTATAAACTCTTTACTCATTCTTCCTCATTGTGGAATTGTATTTTTGTTGAGTTAATGCACATGCTCGGACTCTGGTCGCACATCCATTGATTAGTCTGTATGTTTTTTAGTATCTTGCCGCATTCGATACATTTGTATCTTTTAGCCATAAGTTTCTAAATAAGCATCTATGATGTTGTCGAAATTTGCCGCATCATCTATTCTTTTAACATTGCCGCATTCTACAATTTCGCCTTGATTGTTTCTAGTCAGAATAGTTCGTCTATGTCCAACTCCGCTATGTGTCGCTCTGTATTGAACTTTGCAAACATAGAATACTTGGTCATTCCTTTCTATCTCTTGATAAATGTTTAAGACTTTGATGTCAGCTCTAGCATCGCCTACTTGTATTGTCATTGTTCTATATTAATACTATTTGCAGTTTGCTATGATTTCTAATCTTTTATTTTCTGGTACACCAATAAGCGCTAATATGTCGCTTTCATCGTCTAATCCTAAGCCATTGACATCATCAAATCTATTGTTTTGTTCTTTTGATAGTGTATGTTTACGCGCAGCTGCAAGAACTGCTTGCCAGTTATTATTAGATTTCTTTTTCTTCCAAGTAGTTATTTCTTTATATAGGTTAACTCCAGTTACGCTCATAATTATTCTCCTTTGTATTCTGATAGACCATCTAAGCCGCCACGTGTTTTTCTACGTACAACAAACTTACCATCCACTTTATCCACTTGTAATCTAACACTCTTGAAGTTACTTCGTGGGTCTGGGTCTGGTTCAGTATATCTATTTATTATTCTTACATCTTCTGGATTCTCTGGTGCAATATCGGATTCCAGAAGTTCTACAAGAAATATCTCGTTATCAGTTATAGCTTCTCTTCCTAATAATTCTAATGTTCTTCCTACACTATCGTTAGCGTCAACTCTTTTAGTTGCAGAATCTAATACATCAGTCATAACATATCGACCACCACGTCCAGTTGTTTCTATATTGTCGAAGTTACCACGTAAGTATCTATCAACAACTGATGAGACTGCATCTTCTTTACGATAAGATATAAACATAATCTCTGGATTGTCATAATCGTGTGCATCTATAATATCTCTGATTACTTGTTCTGGTTTTTTACTGCCCATTGTTACGTCATGAATAAGGTTTAATCCTTCTTCTGACGCTTTAAGCTGCGCAGCTTTAGTCATCGCAGATGATTCTTCGTGTATTATGTTTGCAGCTTCAAGTCCATAGAGACCTGTATCTCCAATATTTGTCAATGCTACAAGTTCTTCTCTGATTTCTTCTAACATTGCTTTGTCAAAAGTTTTATCAAGTATCTTATCGGCTATATCTGGATGAACACTTTTAAGTGATAGATAGACTGGATGTTTTTTTGTAAGTTTACTACCTGCACCGAAGGTAGCGTCGTTTATAAAAACATCTGACATGTTTTTATTTATTCTCTTATCTATTTTAGTAGCATATTTATTTAATATGATACGAACTTTAAATCTATCTGGGTTTACTGTAACGTAACTATCAATGTCATATCCTTGATTCTTTAAGTTAAACGTCTTACCAGAAGAAGGTAATCCACCAGCAAGAATCTGTTGTTTGTCTGCTTGTGCGCCACCTGCTATTTCTTCTGCTATAAAGTTTTCTATGTCTGCATCCCATTCATCTAATAAATCATCTGCCCATATTATCTCTGGTTTACTCTTTGCATCATTCCACTTCCAGCGTCCATATTCGTTTTTATATTTACCTTTACGTCCTACTATTCGATTAAATGCACTTTTACTTTTCTTTGCATCATCTGGTAAAGCTGGTGGTTGATGAAACTTATTGTCATCTTCTAAGAAATTCATCTGACCTACATCTGATTCAAAATATCTTTGCCATCGCAGCTGCAAATCTTTTTTAACATCATCTTGTAAATCATTAAGGTTTGATACGCCATACTCTTTTATGTCTGGCGGCGTTCTTACTGCATCTACATCTATTCTGACTTGTGCAGAAGTAAGTCGTGGGTCAAATCCAGTCTTAGCTGCTAACTTGTTAAGCTGCGGTAAGTTGCCACCTGCTTGTTCAATTAATGCTTCTGGTACACCATTAGCAGCTGCTAATCTTCTTAATCTATCTTCTCCAGTAAACCATCCAAGTGATTTACGCTCTATAAGTGCTTCAAATCTTCTTCGTTGTTCTCTATATTGTGCAGCTCTCTTCTTTGCAAGCGCAGCTCTACGTGGACTACCATTTTCATTCCAGAACTTTTGTTTGTTTTTGTTTTTACGTTCTAGCTTTTGTAATCTACGAATTTTATTTCTACGTTGTTCATTAGCAGCATCGTTAGTATCTTTTGGCGGAGTAGAGAATCCTTCTATGTACATCTGTGCCGAATGCGTGCAGTTAGGATGAAATAAACCTTTACCTTTTGCATACTCTAATGTTTTCTTCTCGTGAAACTTTTTAGGTATCTTGTCTAAATCTTCTGTTGTCCTTAGAATCTTACCTTCAAATGGTCTGCATAGTTTACATTCCAGCGGACTGTCAGTAATAAATACAAGATATTCTCCAGAATCTTGGTATCTATCAATAGAACCTTGTACTTGTGCATTACCAGCAATAGTTCTGATTGACGTTTCTGCATAAGCATCTATCCCCATCTTCCTATTGCCAACATTAATTTCTTTAATACCTTGCTCTAACAAATCATCAACTGCATCTTCTACTGCGGTATCTAATGGAACTCCAGATAATACTTTTGCAGCAGCTACTTCTGTTGTGTTTGCATAAGCATCGTTAACTGACCTTGTAATCTGTAATCTATTCATTCTGTTTTGAACTCTATTGACTGCACCATCAACTAATCCATCAATAGCAAAATCAGCAAGTGATTGGAAGCCAGCACCTAAGTCTGGTTGAATACCAGCAGATAATAACTCGGCAGCTGCGGTTGTTTCGCCTATGTCGTAAGCAAGTTCTATTGTTTGTCTGATTGCTTGCGGCACATATCCATAAACATCTTCTGCTCTTTTTGCAGCTTCTTCTGCTAATTTTGCAAAAGATACTTGTTTAAATTGTAGCCATTCCTCGATTGTGCCATTGAAATCATCCTTACCATCAAGTATCTCTTCAGCAGTAAGGTTAAGTATTGCGTCGCTAGCTTCTTGAAAAAACTCTGCTTGTGTTTGGACTATCTGTTCGTTTGTAGCTGGGTCATATACCATATTGTCATGGTAGTTCTAAAACATCTTCAACGCTATTGTCCGCTAAATTAAAGTTAGTGGCAATACGTAGGACTTCGTCTCCTACTTCTTCTTCTGTTAACTCTGGATTGAGTAATCTTACCTTTGTCTCTAATGAAGCTGCTTGCGCTCTATGTAATGATTCAATTACTGTTGCAGATTCTCTAACGTCTTGTTGTACTGCATCTTGCCATTCAACTCTTGGTTTAATTGGTGTATATTGTTTACCGAATATTTCTGTATCAAGTATCTGTAAATGATGCAATATCTCTTCAAGTGGTTGTGTCCAGTATCTCTGCTTTTTACCTTGTGTAGTAAAAGATTTACGTTCACGCAGCTTTAATGCAGTACCAGATTCTGCTCTACCTTCTATGTTTATGCCGAATGACTGTGGACTATAACCAGCAGCAGTAACTGCTCTATCTATAAGTTCCATGACTGTTGTTTTATGTTGTTGGTCTCTTATTTCAAACTGAACCTTCTCAATTCCTTTTGATTCGCTATTTGGGTCTATCTCTAATGCAGTAAATATTTCTGCATCTATGTCAAAAGATGCACCACGACCACGACCTCTTCTCTCTAAATATTCAGTAGGTACTATAATTCTTGATTTACCAAGTCTGACATCTCGCATCCAAGAAGTGTATGCTTCATCGATTGCGTCCATAAGTCCTTCGATGCCATCATAATCTGACCTTCCATACTCATAACCTTTTAATCTTCTAAGTGGTCTTTGATTAGGTACATAAACTGATGCAAGCCCATCGAATGGTAATTGTACTTCTTCTTCTAAATCAGCAGTCTCTTCTAATCTTTCAAGTGGTACTCTTGTGCCGATATTTGTCTTAGTGCCTTGATATAATGCGTTGTGAATTATTCCATCTTCGTGATGTTCTATTAATCTGTAATAGTCTTGACCATCAGCAGAATCATATTCAGTTACATAACCTACTGCAACTAATTGTCCATACATAAATGTTGCTATTGCTTTGTCTGGAGATACTGCTTGGATTGTAGGATATTTCATAAACTCTGTATTCCAAACTAATCTTAAAAATACGCCACCTAAAGCAGAACATGTTTCGCCAGCTTCTAATAGTTTATTTTTAAGACCACAAGAACGTAGCAATTCGTCTAGGTTTTCTTGTGTGTTTTCTTGTTCTGATTCGCTAAAGTCTTTACTGTTAGTTACAAAATTAGGTGGTTCACTAAATAATAAATCAGCACTTGTCTGTGCTATGTCTCCTGCAAGCGGAACGTGAATTTGATGTCTTTCTACTTGTGCGTCTGTTGCACCTTTTCTAGTCCAGAACATATAACGTCTGGGTCTGTAATCTTGCGGTACATCTGCATAAGTCTTTCTAAGAATAGCTGGGTCGCCTGCATGCCATGCAGAATGTTCAGCATAAACTCTCATTATGTGCTTATGGTTCTCTGGCGGATAAGCCGAACCATTCTCTGGTAACTTAAGCATTTAGTATCTGCTTTTCTTCTTTTTACCTTTTTTCATTGCCTTTTTAGCTTTTGAATAACCTTTACCTTTTGGCATTCTAACTCCTTGTAATCCAATGTCTCCATATAGCGCCTAATGCTATCATTACGTATCTTAGCGCATCTACTGCATGGTCATTGCGTTTTAGTGGTTTATCTTCGCCACGTTCTTGTTGCTTAACATCCCATACATACGACTCTATCTCTTCGATTAGTCGATTGCAGCTTGAATGTATTTTTAGCTTTCTGCTACCTATCAAGTTGTAAACTATTCTAATACCATCTTGTACATTATTGTTAGCTTTAGTTACGCCTAAATGATTATCACGCCATAGTTGTGTTACAAATGAAGCTGCGCTGGGGTCAACATATATTTTACGAATATCATAACCATCTAAAAAATTACGCAGTTCTTTGGAGTATTCAGCATCTGATAACTGCCGCTGCTTAGTTGCAGAATCATAATAGTATTCCTTTATGACATAAAGTTGGTCATCTACACCTTCTCCAACTAGCAATGCACATAATGGATTAGTTGTGCCATAGTCAATACCTACATAATATTCACGCATCTTTGGCAGCTCTGATACAACATTCTCTGTTCTATCGAAGCAGTCATATACTGCACCTTCTGCCATAATCCATTCGCCATTGATAAATCTTCTATACCATAAACTACTTGGCGGCGCATATTCAGCTTTTAAGGATTCAACATACTTTTGGTCTAACGTATGATTGTCGCCTAACTGGAATGAGAAGTTGCGTATATCTAATTCTGATTCTCTATCTAAAAACTTTTTCTTTAACCAATGATTAGGACTATCTGGGTTTGTTGTTAAAAATAATTGTGCGTTAGGTACACGTAATCGAGATAGCAGCATATTAAAAAATGACTCTGACCACAATGTAACTTCGTCTCCATAAGCACCAGCAAGTGTTAAACCACGTATTTTTGCTTCAGCTCTTTCATCGTTAGCACCAACAATATAAATTGTTCTGCTGCCTATTTGTATTTCTCCGCTACCAGTTCTTGTAACTAAGCTGCCAGAACCATCAAGTATTTCTCCAAGAACGTCTATTACGTTACGTTTTAAAGTTCTTTCTGTCTTACCTATCATAAGCAAGTTACCTTTAGCGCCAGTCTGACAAAACTCTATCCAGCGGATTAATGAAGATATTGTTTTACCAGAAGATACTGAACCTTGCCATATATTGATTCTTGCATCTGAATCTAAAATAG